GACATGGGTCAAAGTTATTGTATACTTCTTTTCTGATATGATAATTGATTAAATTACCTGCTACCCATTGGTAGTTTGGTGTGTCTTCTGATATTAGTTCTGCCGCGGCTTTGATAAGTGTTTCTTGAATTTCACTAGTTGTCATTCCGTTGTAAAATTGAATATGTGATTTTAATTCAATTTCACTAGCAGATACATTATTGACATTATGACAAGCCTCAAAAACAACTTTATGCATTTTTTCTAAATCTAAGTCTTCTGGTTCTCCGTTTCGTTTAACTATTTGAATTTCAGCCATTTTTCCTCTATCCTAATATGTGTTAATCTCTGAATCTTCCATCCCTGCAACACGTAACTTAATTATGTTGGACAGTTGGAAGTGCTTAATTTCGAAGCCTTTTGTTATTCCTAGGTATTGATTTCTTACTAATGCTATCTGATTTATCAATTCACCAACTGCAACAATTTCATCTTCGCCATCTGCGTACTTTTCTGCATCTCTGCTACTTAAAACTTTATTATAGTTCTCTAAATATTTTCTTAGATAAGAACTTCTCTTTTTGCGTAACGTAATATTTAGATGTTCTAGTATTGCTTCTATCTCTTGTAATTGACCGAATCGTAATTCGACATACGCAGGAAGTTGTGTAGCATTCTTTTCAATGTTTCCCTTTATCTTTACTTCTTTTCGTGCGTCAACCAACTCGCTTTCATAAAATTGAATGCATTTCGGAATCTCGCTCCAGTCTCTTACTACTTTGCTATACCAATTCATCAGTCCCAATCATCGTATTCATCATCTAAATCATCTTCTTCATCGAAGAATCTGTTTAATGCAACTTCTAGTATTTGGTCTCCATCGATTAACAATTCAATATCTTCGGGACTTAATCCTAAATCGTCACACTGTTTTATAAACATTTCACCGGCTTCTATTTTATCTTTGCCAGGAATGTAGTTCACTAAAGTTTCCCACAATTCGTAAAGTGATTCTGATTCCAAGTTGACTCCTCTGTTGTCTTGTTATTTGTAAGCAATCTATTTATACAGATTGCTTGTTTATATCTCTTCAGACTCAACCTGTTCTAACTCATGTTTTTCATCATTCAGATTCTCTTCGTTCCACTCATTCATAACAGTATCAAGTTTTTCTGATGTCCAATTCTTACGAAATTCAATCATCTCTTCACCTGATTTTGTCACATATTTCAATCTGTTACCTTGTTTTACTAGTAACCCTTTTGCCTCAAAAAATTCAACTAACCCACTATAAGGACTCATACCAGTTTCATATGGAATTTCAACTTGCACACTTTCGAATGGTTTTGAGTAACGAGTTTTCATTACTTTACAAGCCGCTCTGATACCATGTACTTGACTAGTTTTATTACCATCAGCATCTACTTTTAACTTAAGTTTCTTCATTGCTACTACAATAGAACTAGCATAGATAAATCCTTGACCACCTGATATCTTATCATCTGGGTCAAACATATCTTGCGATGCATATGTGTGATTTGTTGCAACTAAACCTACATTATAGTCACCAAACATATTCACACTATTACGTACTAATGATGCTAGTGCTTTTGGTTTACGACCCATATCACCTTTCATGTCTCCCTTATTGAACTGGTCAACATCGGTTGGGGTCATCATCATTCCTAGACTATCAATCACAAACAAAACTTTTGGACGTTCTGAGTGGTCAGTATCTCCGTGGTCTTCTCTGTAACCTTTCATAAAGTCTGAAATGATTTTAGCAACATCATCAATCATTGCTACGTTTAATTTTAATAATTTTTCTGGTGTAGTATCTACATCGAGTGCGTGTAACCACGTTTCGTCTAGTGCATTTTCACTATCGATTAGTACTACAAAAATTCCTTGGTCTTGTGCGTTTTTTACAATGTTGCCCGCGGCAACAAATGATTTTCCTGCGCCACTTTCACCAGCAAAGACTGTTACTTTGCCTAGTGGAATTCCTCTCGTAAACTCTCCACTGATAAGTTTATTTAATGTATAATTTCCTGTTGATATCCAAGTATCTGGGTCTCTAAAACCAACACTCATACCAGGAACAGATTTCGTTATACTTTTGCGAAATTTACTCGCATCAAAGGCTCTTGCCATGTATTTCTCCTAATGTGTTATAAAAGTGTGGGAATTGCTCCCCACACTCATATTAGTTCTTAGTCAGTTTTTCTACTACGAATCATTGCTAAGATATCTGCCGCATCGGCCTTCGGTGCATCAGTTGTAGTTTCTGCTACTGCTGGTGCTGGAGTCGGTGTCGGTGTTGCAGGTGCCGGTGCCTCTACTTTAACTTCTTCTACTTTTGGAGCAGTTGGAGTTGTAGTAGTTGGTGCTGACGTTCCTGCAGGAACATCTAATCCATAAGGTTTATAGTGCTGTCCCCAACGAGCAGGGTCATACAATTCACCATCAACAGATGCTTCAAACATCTCTGTGATAATTCGCATGTCATCCTCAGTTGGACGTTTTGGCATGAACTCATTCAAGTCGAAAAGACCATGAGTTTCGATTGCTTTGCGTTCATCTTCATTTAGTGAACGTTCTTTACGTGACCACGATGAAGTTGAATAATCAGCATACTGACCTTTTTGTGTCTTAGTAAGACGGAAATCAGTACCTTGTTCATAATCCGTTGGTAGATTATCCATGTCTGGATCCATTAGAGCCGCTTTCAATATCTTGAAAATTTGTGGTCCAATGATAAATCTACGTACTGGATTTTCTGGTTGTTCACCACCGATAGGGTCAGTTACAACCAAACCTTGAAAAACGTATGAACGCTTTTTCCAATATGTTCGACCCATATCTTCCATCGCTGGGTCTTTAAACCAAGGACGAATCTCTGCGTGAACTGGGCATGGTTCTCCCCACATTTCAACGCAAGGTACTTGAACGATTACTCGTTTTTGTTCATCCCCGCCTTTAACACCAGGGAACGGAAGTTTGATAACTTGTCGTTCTTTCCAAAAGAATGTGTTAGTGGGGTCTGAATCTGGAAGGAACCTCAATACTGATGTATTGTCATTGTCCATATTCCAGAAAGGGAATACAGCATCTGACCCTCTATTCGAGGATGCATTGTCTGATGCTTTGTTATCTTGTGCGAGTAATTTCGCACGGATTTCTGCTAGTGTTGCCATTATATTTCTCCTATATTAGCCTTTATTAGTTGTTTTATTATTAGTCTTTTATTAGTTTTTATGTATCATAAATATTTCTACTAATGATACTATTATACTTAGGTCTTTCCTTAAAGTCAAGCATTAAATACGTCTTTTTGAATGTTTTTTGGAAGCATAAAAAAAGAGAGTTTTAACACTCCCTTTTATTATAGCATAGGTTGACTATGAATGTCAACCAGAAAATTACTTATTTTTAAAAATTATCAACACCTGCTAAATGTCTCATTCTGACTTGGTCAGCATCATCTTTGTCATCTGTTTTAGGTGGATGAATTTCATCTTCTGAAGACCATCCTACCATCGATTTGACTTGGTTATCATCTTCAACTGCAACGATTGCCGCACCATCGATATTTGCTTGAATGTCATCTACTTTGATATTAAGATAACCTGAGTGGTCAGTTCCCGCATGACGAGAATTTACTCGTACTTCTTCTCCTTCAAGTTCACTTTGTAAATCAAAACGATATTTTGGATGATTTTTCATACTAAAAACCACTACATCGCCTTGCTCCCAATCTGCTTCATTTGACATTTGTGTTAAATCATCAAGTGTTGGTTTCTTCTTTGCAATACTCAACTCTGATTCGTCTTCGTTGGTTTGACTCTCAGCCCATTCTTCATCGCCATAAAGACCGTGTTTCACATCTCTACGATGCTGTTCTTCTTCATCATCTCTTGCATTTTGAGTTTTGGCAAAATCTGCATCTTGATTTGTTTGGTCTGGAGTTGTAATTTCTATTTTACTAGGGTCAAATTCCATTGGACTAATGTCGTAATATTTGTTTAACAGTTCAGCAATCTGGTCTTCTATAGTTGACTTAGGATTAACAATTATGTTTCCACCAATGTCTTCATAATTAAACCATACTTCTTCTTCTTCTCTCATGATAACTTTATCTGAATCAAACTTTGAAAAAGCCTCTTCGAGCATTTCTGATATTCTAGTATCTGCTGATTTTGGCTCTACAGTTTCTACTGATGCCTTTGACATCTTAAGTAAATGACCTGCTACTTGCATATCTTCTTTGTCAATACCTCTTGGGTTTGAACGAATCTCATCTGCGATATCTGTTAAGAAGAATGATAATTCAGCCGCTAAATCGTGACCTTTCTTCTTAGGACCTTTATCGTTTAATGTGTCTACTGTAACTGTATCAGCAAGACCGTCAAATGTTAATGCAATCTTAGAAATCTTATGTTCAGCCGCTTCTTCTGGCGTACGAGGTTCAGCAAATTGCTTTTTAATTTTATCATAATCATATGATGGATTGCTTGGCTCACCAAAAGTAATTGTGTTGACTCTCTCGCCAGTTTTTTTAACTGTCGCTGTCATTATTTCTTTAACTCTTGCAGTTTGATTATCTCTACGGTCTGTCATTTCTTCTTCGTTTACACGATGAACAAGTGGTAGAATATCTTTTAATGATTCTTCAAACGATGTCTTTGTGAATTGTTGAACGTATGAATCTAAAGTTTCTTCTGAAACTTCTGCTTGTACACTATCTTCTTTAAGAGCAATACTCTCAACAAATTTAGCATAACCTCTAGCACCTTGAATTCTTTGTACTGTTTCTTTAATTGAATTCATACTGCGTCTAACATTCAATACAACTTTACGATTGTTTTCATTTACTAATTGTTGCTTGTCTACTATCTTAGTAAACTCTTTTAGTTGTGCTAAGTTACTAGATAACTCTACAATTGCTTCGCCTACTATATCATGTGTTTCGCCACCTGATGCGATATGACGTGCCATTGCTCTTGCACCGTTTAAATGTAAAAATGGATATTTAAAACGTTCACCTTCGCCTGTTTCAACAAAGATTGCTGAAATGTTGCGTGAACGTGAGCCACGAGATTCCTCGTTTACTGGCGCACGATGTTTTAATATTAATCGCACATTTTCTAATGTTTGACGGCTAGTGCGTGAGGACCCAGACAATGGGCCCATGCCTTCATTGACGTGGTCTGTCATGGTTTGCTCCTTATTTTGTTCAACTTTATATGCATAATTTTTAGGTTCGATATGTTTTCCGAATGAACGAATATCGAAATCTAACATATTAGTACGTGCTAAAGACTTCAACTGTTTCATCATATTACTAATTTCTGTATTATCTATATCAACATCTTCGCCGATATGAAACTTCAACTCATTTGTCGAATCATCGATATGAACCATCATATTTGGTTCTTTAACATAAAAAAATCTTGCATTGGCTGGAATTGCTACACTTTTTCCACTTGTAGCATCGAACATCTTCATTTGAAGTCCACTGCCCTGCATTAATTTCATTACTTTCGTTGCGATGTCATTTAGATTTACTGCCATAATTAGTTCCTGCTTTGTTTTATGTATTTATCAAAATATCACAGGAAGTGGTTCATTGTACTCAACATCACCATCCAGGCTCTCACCAAGCATATCTTCATATCCTTCTTCAAATCTAGATATAAATTGTATTTGTCGTACACATAATAGTGTAGCCGACACTAAGTCATCAGTTTCACCAGT